GGAACACTGAGTGTTGTAATAAAAGCTGGTTTAAAAATTATTGTATTCTGAGCACCTCTAGTAGTAATTGAACAATGTGCTTCCATTGGGTATTTTAAAAATGGTGATATTTTAGCTTTTTTTGCATCTTTGTCTGTACTTGTAGAAATTGTTTTAGTTACTCTCTCCGGCAACGAATCAATTCTTAATTTATTAATTAAGTTGTGTAAAGTCTTTGATTCTTCTTGAGATTGAGGATACAACTCCCAAGTAAATGAATGGTTCTTTAACTCAACACCCTTGAAGAAAGCTGTTACGTTAGGGTTTGGAACCTCTCCTAAGAATGCACTCAATGTTCCGCCAAACCTTCCTTCACCACCGACAGCTGCATTTATAGCTGCTAATGCAGAACCACCATCAGCTTGTTTAGCAGCATCCATAGCACTAGAAGCTAACCCTGCAACACTTTTAGTAAAAGCTGTACCCATTTCTCTAGCAGAACCAGCATTAGCTAGATTTTGACCTACAGCCATTCCAGCTGATGCAATGGCTCCTCCAATAGCACCTAACTCTGGTGTTGTATAATTTATACCAAAATTATCTGTAATAGATGAAGGTATAGGTAAAAAGAAATGAGTACCTACTTCTGTTTGTTTATCTTTTTTTACAGCAAACTTATAACTTTGTGTTTTAATTGAAAAGCAGTAATCTGCAGACAAGTCTTGTGGATATACAAAGTACTCTCCACTGAATCTACTTGCTGCTTTTGCATCAGCAATAGATTGAGCCGTCTCTGCTCTTTTTACTGGTTGTCTTCCGAATGCAGCCATCTCTTATAAATATCCTCATGAGTTACAAAGGTAAATACAGACCAAAACACCCGAATAAATACAACGGGGATCCCACTAACATTATTTATAGAAGTTCGTGGGAGCTCAAGCTCATGGTCTATTTAGATGAACATAAGGACATTGTTCAGTGGTCAAGTGAAGAGTTTTGTGTACCATATAGGAGTCCTATTGATGGTAGAATGCATAGATACTTTCCAGACTTCTGGATAAAAAGAAGAGCAGGGGGATGTGTCCTTATTGAAGTTAAACCTCATAAACAAACTATGCCACCTGATATAAAGAACAAAAACAAAACTAAGAGTGGTAGAATAAGTAGAAGGTACTTGAACGAGGTCAAGACTTGGGGAATAAATGAAGCAAAATGGAAGGCTGCTGAAGAGTATTGCAAAGATAGAGGATGGAAGTTTAAAATAATGACAGAGAAAGAATTAGGAGTCTAATGGCAAGTTACATCTTTACAGATCTTCTTAATAGAGCACCAGCTGAGATAAGAAAAAACGCAGCTGATGCTAGAGATTGGTTGCGTGTTAATTTAGACAGATCAGTTTCTCCAGGTAGGTTATTAAGACCTGACCCAGACAACAAAACAAGAATTTCACCAAGACCAAATCCTGGTACATTGAATATGTTTATATATGATGCAAAAACAAAAGCTAAGTTACCATACTTTGATAGATTTCCTTTGATCTTTTATACTGGAGGAACATCAGATGGTTTCTATGGTATGAACCTTCACTATCTTCCTCCTTTGCTTAGAGCTAGATTATTCGATCGTATGAATGACAATAGCGTAGGAGAAGCTATTGCAATGGCATCTAGATTGAAATACTATAGGCCATGTATCAAAAGGTATCTAAATAGTCATGTAAAGTCTAGATTTGTGCAAGTATATCCTGATGAATGGAATCTGGCTATTTTCCTACCAACAGAAAGATTTTCTGGTAGTTCAAAAGGTAAAGTGTTTAGTGACACGATAGGTAAAATATAAATGGCTTTTAACAATTTAGTTAACAATATTAGAACTGGATTAGGTGGTCTAAACACTGCTCTTAATGCTTTTGATGGTATTACTGGTAGAGGTAGAGATGGTGCACAACAACAATTTAATGTACAAAGACTAAAGTCTCAAATCACAGAATCAAATGGGTTGATGAGACCCAACCTATTCCTTGTGCAATGTACAAATCCATTATGTATAGTAGAGAATAGAGATGAGCCTTCCAGGTTTCTTGTAAGCTCAGCTACGTTACCTGGTAAGATGATAACAGTTCAACCACATAGACGTCTTGGTTATGGAACAGAAGACAGAAGAATAACAGGTGCTGTTATGCCTGATGTCACTTTAACTTTTTTTGTTGGTAACAATGGCCAACCTCTTACTTATTTCAACGAGTGGTTTGAATATTTATTTTATACAAATGGAACAAAAGGATCAGAAGGAGCATCTTCTCAAAGAGGGGTTCCATTGTTCAACATAGGATTCAGAGATCAATACATTTCTACTATTGATATCCTATTGTATGACCAAACACATAACAACTTTTTAAAGTATACGCTACATGAAGCATTCCCAATGCAAATTGGAGATGTATCATTAGCTTGGGCAGAAAACGATTCATTTGCTTCTGTAGCTATTAACTTTACATACAGATACTATACAATGAGTACTATTGAAGGTCCAGATGTTAACACATCTGTATCTGGAGGCTTTTTGACTAGTATAAGAAACGGATTAGGTGTTATTAATAGACTAGCAAGTTCAACACCAGCTTCAACAGTATTACAAGCATTAAATATAGCTGGTGGACAAAAATTATTTTAAACTATGGAGATAAATTATGGGTCTACCTAAGATTGACCATCCTACATTTGATCTGACAATTCCATCAACACAAGAGAGTATCAAGTACAGACCTTTTCTTGTGAAAGAAGAAAAGATACTTTTGATGGCTCAAGAGTCAGGTGAACCAAATGTTTTTGTGGATGCTATTACTCAAGTACTAAACAATTGTGTTATTGATTATGATATTAGTAACTTAACCAGCTTTGATACAGAATACTTGTTTTTAAAGCTAAGAGCAAACAGTGTTTCTGATCTTGCAAAAGTAAACATTTATGATGATGACACTGAAAAATATGAAGAAGTTGAAATTGATTTAAATGATGTTGAGTGTATTATCACTGAACAAGAGTCATTAATCAAGTTAAATGATCTTGTAGCTATTGAAATGAGATATCCAAACTATGGAGATCTTTTAGCTATGGAAGGTGATTCTGGGCTAGAAACATCTTTGGATATGATATCCAGGTGTATTGCTAAAGTATATAATGATGAAGAAACTTTAGAGATGAAAGATTTCACTCAAGAGGAACAAGAAGAATTTATTAACTCATTTCCAGCTGATGCATTTGCTGGAATCCAAAAGTACTTTGAAGCAATGCCAAAAGTAAAGTTAGAAGTAAAATATAAAATTAAACTAGACGGTAAAACTAAAACTAAGAAGAAGGTATTACAAGGTATAAATGATTTTTTCTCTTAGGGCTGAGTCATATAACACTAGCTGTTTATTATCAACAAATATTCAGCATGGCTCAGCATCATAAATACAGTATATCAGAAATAGAAAATTTATACCCATTTGAACGTGATATTTATTTTGAAATGCTCCTTGACTATGTCCAAAAGGTAAACCAAGAACAAGGGCAATAAAAATGGCGCAGAAAAAATTAGAACCAGATTCAGAATATAATAAGTATGATTTAGATGGAGATGGAATAGTGACGGATGAAGAAATGGCTGCTATACAAAAAATTGAAGAATTGGAAATGCAAGAAGAAAAAGCTGATGCCCAACGAAGAATGGCATGGATTGCTATGGGTTCAATGATTCTCTTCACAGTAATAGCAATGATTCCAGGATTTATTCCAGAGACAAGACTTAAACTGCTTGGAGATTTATCAGCGTTGTTCTATATTGCAATGGCTGGTGTGGTCGGTGCATATATGGGTATGACAGCTTATATGTCGAGGAAATAACAATGGCTGAAGCCACATTAGCAGATGTTAATAATACACTATTAAGTATTAAACAAGATACTTTTTTGACAAGAAGAGCTCTTATCAAAGAGGCTAGAGTAACGTCTGCAGAGACTGCTACAGAAGGTTTGAAAGAACGTACTGCTATTGAAAAGCCAAATATGGGTGGTGGCTCAGACAAATCATTGGGACAAGGATTGATAGATGCTGTCAAAAGTGGACTCGGTACAGCATTTGATTGGACTAAGTGGTTTGGTCTCATTGGTCTTGGTATCTTATTTAAAGATCAGATCACAGAGTTTTTAGCTGGTGCATTTGCTCCTCTTAAAGACATGGTAATGGATTGGTGGGATAATACGTTTATGCCAGCCGTTAGAGATTTAGATAAGGCTATCAATCCGTTCAGTGATGATAAGGGTTTATTCTCTTCCATTATAGATATGGTGTCTGATTTTGGAGCAAGGATTAAAGAAAAACTAACTGCAATGGGCAATGCCTTTAATACAATGGTAGAGGATCTTACTGGATTCAGTATTAAGGATATGATCTTTGGAGAAGAGGGTGAAGATGGTGTAAGAACGGGAGGTATAGCAGGCTACTTAAACAAAATTGGTGAAGGTTTTAAAAACTTTGGTACATCAATAGGTATCCTTGATGAAGATGGTAATGTTTCATTAGGCACTAAATTAGGCCTTGGTGGTATTGCTGCTGCTCTATTAGCAATAAAAGGTCCAGGTCTTATTATTAAAGGA